TTATAAGTTAGTTCACTCATTGTTCTTCTTCCCTCTCTATAGCATCTAATTCTGATTTGAGGGTGGCAAGCTCCTCGCGCTTGCTTTGTCCCTCATCATGATAGTGAGCAACGGATCTATTTCCGTCTGCTGCCTCCCAAGTCCAGCCCTCCCTTAACCAAACAGCATACCCCCCGTCAAAGGGTTCAATCTCATAAACCCTACTACGGTTTTTGTGGCGGCGAATGACCCGCTCTAGGTCTGCTTTGGAAAGACCGTTGTCGTCGTAGTACATGGGTGGCTCCAGTTAGTTAAGAAAGGTCATTGTAGCATATGCCTTTTTCTGTGTCAACCCCCTATAACTTTAAATAAATTGCTAACAGAATTAGGAACACGGCTGCTAATTCTATCCCAAGCATCGTATGATACCATATCCAACGAACTTTGTACATCCTTAATTCAATACGCCTATCCTCCTGTTGAAGTTCATAGTCTTCAACTACCTTTGCCCACTTTCTTATTCTATCCTTCATGGTTTAGTCCTTCTCATCATCCCTCTCGCTAAGTTCGACACCATCTTTTGAAATCCACCATCCCTCAGTCCAATATACACAGGGCTTACCATTAATAATACGATACTCACCATAATGGTCAGTGTAATCATATGCTTCAAAAAGTTCTTCTTCATGACTCTTTATTCCAAAGGGTCTCAATAAAAAATAATAGATCTTGTCCAAGCGATACTCCCATATTAGATCCCATAATTTTTCCCTGATGATATAATATTTATCCTTCACAGCTTAAACACTCCACATCCTCCAGATTGACCCTTGGTATTTTAATATTAACATTCTCTGCATCTCTCACCGACTCAGATCTCAGGTAGTACATTGACTTCAGTGTATTAGCGCCTGCCCAATGGACATCATTGACATATTGTAGGAACTCATCGTGTATTTCTTGGGGTGCAGTAGTAGGCGGCGGTGTAAAGAATAGATTTACGCTCTGGCTCTGGCAAATATACTGCTGCCTTTGATGAGCGTGTTCCACTATCCATATCTGATTTAACTCAGGGGCCGTCTTGAATACTTCCTTCTCTTCATCCTCTAATATATCTAGGTGCTGCACAGATCCTTTGTGGCTGATGATGTCCTTCCATACTTCCTCACGCTCCTTAACCTTTAGTCCCTTCTTCGCTAGAAGCCTGTCGAGGTACAGGTTTTTAACCTGAAAGCTACCACTCAGCGTCTTGTGCGTATATGCGTTAGCCCTCGTAGGCTCAATAGAAGGAGACGTTCCGCCACATATAATGGAACTAGAAGCGTTAGGAGCAACAGCCAGAAGATGAGCATTGCGCTTACCGCTGCCAGCCATATCAGGAGCTTCCCCCCTATCCGCACCCAATGCGAGACTTGCTTCGTTGGCCCTGTCCCTGATGGTTGAGAAAGCTCTGTGATTGAAGCTCGCGGCGAATACCGACTCGAAAGGTAATCCACGACCCTGTAAGTAACTATGAAAGCCCATCGCTCCAAGGCCGATTGAGCGTTCTCTATATGCTGAATAAGCGGCCTTTGAAAAGCCCTCTTTACCTTCTCTAACATAATTTTTAAACCTCCTAAAGTTAGCGCTGTAGTCACTGTCCAATACTTTTATATCTACAATGCTCTCAATAAATAATTCTAAGACATTATCAAGCATCGTTATCATATCTGCTATGAAGTTATCGTCTGTTGACCACTCATCAAAATGAGCTAGGTTAACACTAGACAAACAACAGACAGCAGTTCTCTCCTCATCTGTAGGAAGAGTTATCTCAGAACAAAGGTTGCTTTGGTTTATCTTTAGACCTAAGTCCTTCTGCTCTCTCGGCAGATGTTCATTACATGTATCCACATTTAAAATGTATGGCTCACCTGTTTCAAAGCGGGTCTGTATGAGTTGCCACCATAGACCTCTTGCATTTACAGTCTTCAGACATTCCTTTGACTTCGGATCAATCAACCTCCAAGGCTCATCTTCCCGCACCGCATCTAAGAATTGGTTAGTTATATTAACTCCGTTATGGATGTTTAGGCTCTTACGATTTATGTCACCACCAGTCGGCTTACGCATAGCAATGAACTCTTCTATCTCAGGATGTGATATATCCATGTAGGCTGCGTAGCTACCACGTCTTGTCGTACCTTGGTTGAAGGCAAGCATACACGAATCAACAACGTGCATGAACGGTATAGATCCTGTCGAGCGGCTACCGCTGCTGGTCGAAACGCCACTGGATCTTACGTCACCCCAATAACCTCCAATACCCCCACCAGAAGAGGCAAGCCAGATGTTCTCATCGTAGTGCTGAGACAAACCCTCCCTTGAATCTGGTACATAATTTAAAAAACAACTGATGGGGAGGCCGCGTGTTGTCCCTCCATTAGACAGTATGGGTGTACTAAACATAAACCAATACTTGCTGGAATAGTCGTATAGGCGCTGCGCTAGTTCATAATCTGTAATGCCTTTGTAGGTGGCAGAGAATACAGATGCTCTAGCGAAGGCCTCTTGTGGTGACTCTTCATCTCCCCACAAGTAGCGATCACGTAGGGTTGCCACACCAAAATCAGCTAAGGATTTATCCCTATCATAATCAATCTGTACACCTAAGTACTCTTGTATTCCTACTTTAGGTATGGCTGTTAAGCTCATCTGAATCTTCCTTATATTTCAGTTCATCTTTTTTTAATTTTTTAAATTTTTTACTTTTCGTATTGCTTCTGGATTTCCTACGCTTAATATATTGTAAGCGTCTATCACCCTTTCTGTCCCAAGACATCGTGATCCTCCATAAACTTCACAAGGCGCTGCTCATACCACTGTGCTTTGCTTAGATCTTCAAAGCCATTCTTGTATCGGAATCTCCAGCGGTACTTCATAGAGTTACCACGCAGATACCCAATGTACTCTTCAACAGATAGCATAGCTTCAATGGCATCTATGCACTCGGTCTGCCCTTGATTATAGTGTGCGGGACTATGCACATTATTGTATTGTTTGTTGTAATCCGTTGGTTTATACACAGTTCCCTTTTCTCCTTTAAAGCGTTTACGAATCTCGCTATACAAATCAGAATCAGTCTGCCTTTGTTTATTCTCCCATTTTCTAGCTACTGCATCCCACTCCTCGGGCGTCGTATCATTTAATCTTCGTGTCATTTGTCTGTCCATTCAGTAGGTAAGTTGTTTTCAGTGAACCATCTAAATCCATTTGCTTCTGCCCACTCTGCATGGGATCTCTTTGTTCCATCCTTTCTTTTCTTTGCTCTAGGCATAGGAGCAGAGGGGTTTGCAAAAACAAATACTAATTCAGTACTAGGCATTAATGCTTTCTTAATCCATATGTATTTATTATATTCTGCATAGTCCCAAAAGCGCCCCTTTGTTTCGAGCAATATTTTATCATATCCAACGAGCCGTGTAAAGTCTGGTTCGTAGGAATGCTCGATTACATAAGCTTGTTTCTCTGGATGGTGTTCCCATCCTTTGAGAATAGTGCTATGTAATCTAGCCTCCCACTTAGAATCATACCCCGATGGAACATCCTTCTCGCGTGGTCTTATTTTTCTTGGCTTTCTAATGTATCATTCCCCTTCGTAGAGCAAGCTCCATATCTATAAGATCACGCAATTCCTCTAGTGTATCGTCCGTAATCTCAGGTAGTAGGTGCCCGCCGAATAAGAAGCCTCCTAAAAGTATCAAAGCACTAGTGAGTCTGGTTGGCTCAAGTTCGTTTGGGGGGTCTTGATCAAGCATTGTAACTCCTCTAGAGTTATAGCCTCTATATTTATATTAGGATCAGAACTAACCAATTTCTTGAGTTGTTTACGAATCCATTTAGGTGAGTTAGGAGCAAGAACAATTTGATTTTCGACTGCAAAGTGATACTGATCTGGAAGAAGGGAGCCTATGTTATCTAAAGAAACCTTCTCGGCTTCCTCTTCCGAGACCAAACTCTTCAGCCACTCAACAAGCAACTTCTCTGTGTGTCTGCTTATACGTTTGAGTAATGCTTTCTTCATGCTTCCATAACTTTAGGAAGAGATGCAACCCTTATCAAATACTTCGGTCCATTAGAATAGACAAATGTTCGTATCCCATAGCCATTGTTAGCATCAGCATAACACTCATACTTATGAGGGCAATAACCACACTCTCTAGGCAGACGAAGGTTGCCCTTCTTACCTTCCGGTACTGGAGTATAACATCTTTCAGGTGGGGAGTCAAGTAATACTGCATCACGAATGTCCTTTATTTTGTTTTCGACATTAACCTTAACCATCTCTGCCGGTCGATGGAGGGCAAGCTCACCGCTCTCTTTATTAAGAGCTAAGAAACCTCCACTACTAGTGCCATGCCCCTTCTCATATCCAGAAAGCTGTGCCATGTATCCAAAGGGATCATCTTCGTGCAGCGTACCTTCCTGAAACTTCTTGAAGGCATAGGAGGATGTAGTTTTTATATCTACTACCTCCCCATCTATGGTGCAGTCCATGTGTCCCGTGACTCCATCGATCTCCACTTCCTTCTGCTCATTAGCTACGTCATGCCCCGCCAATCTAACAAGAAGAAGTACTAGCTCCTCAAGTATATGACCGTACAGAAACTTAATGAAGAGAGATGGGTGCGTCTTATTATAGACAGGCACCTCATGCTTTAGATCGTACCATAGGCGTCGTAATGGACGCCCTACATTAGACATGCGAAGACCTCCTGCGTCCTTCTTAGGAGTAGCCCAACCCTTCAGAGCCTCCTTCATACGCTCTCCAAAGTCTTCAATGTAATCGTCAGGTATATCTAAAGTTTCCTGATCACATAAGCAGGAGAGTACATTATACACATCATCTACAACTGTGTCAAGTTTTTTCAAAATATCATCTCCTGTTGCACAAATTCTTTTCTTAAATTTGTAACTTCCTTTGGTTTCCTTTCTTTTAACCTACTGAGAATAGGAATTATATCTTCTTTCGGTAGGTTGAACCATTCTCCAGAGACATTAGAAGCCAGCTTTGTTAAATACTTATGGGCCAATTCTTCTGTCTTTCGCCTGTCCTTAGAATAAATCTTATACTCTAACTTATAATCTCGCATTGGACTAGATGTTTGAAATCCTCTACATCTATCTTCTGCCGAGACAGCCATACCTACCTTATGCCATCCCTCCCAAGCAGGATTAGAAACAATATATACATAGCCATCCTTAATTTTATTAAAGGCCTCGGTATTCTTATTCCCTAAAAGCTTGGCAAAGATATAGGGTCTATACTCTCCTCGTTTAAATCTGTTTTCTATCCGGCGCAAATCATAGCAGGTCTTACACTTGTAGTGGTGTTTACCAACAAAAGATTTATACCAATTATTTTCTTCCAACTCCACCGAACAACTTATGCAGTGTCTAGTGTGTTTCACTCCAGTTACCTCCTATTTTATACTCGCCATCCAACGGACATACCAGTTCAAATACTTCACCGGCCCTGCGTATACAATCTACTCCAAGCTCGCCAACTTCTTTGGCACAACTCTCATGCACCTCAAGCTGCCACTCATCATGGACGTTGGCAACAAAGCCCGCGTCAAGATTGACACCACCACAACTAAGTCCTTGATCATACAACACAAGAGCCTGCTTCATCACAAGCGCACCAGCACTCTGCAAGAGAGTGTTAAGTGCTGCATGTTCAGACCTAA